CTCAAGACGGCTGCCCAACGCGAAGATGAGAGTTTCATCAATGAGGTACTCCTAGGTCCCCTAGCTGCCCCAGAAGTCAAAGAGATGTACAGCTCACGCCAGGAAAAACACAGCGAGCAGTTCTTGCACGCTTACGACCAGAAAGCTGTATTCTCTTCCATCTTCCCACGGCACCTGAACAGTGACTCGGTCACGTTCGAAGCCGCACTTAAGAAGCGCATTCGCTTCAGCTCTTCGCAGAAGAAAGCCAAACAGCTCCGAGACAAATCACACCTCGGGCTCCTTCTTTTCCAGGCCTTCACAAAGAAATTAAAACTAAAGTCACGCCCCTTTGACCGTCTGCTCTTTGAAGCGTGCACTCTGGAAAATGAGGAAAAACGCCTCGAAAAACCACTCGGACAACTGGTGAACAATATCGCCCGAGCCGACCCGGACTGGGACCCACATTACACGGACATATTTATGAAGACCCAGTACTGCACGAAGCTCGAGAAAATGCACTCCCACGCCAAGGCCGGCCAAACCCTCGCCACGTTCTGCGATCAGGTTTATTTCACAACCGGGCCCGTCGCCAGGTACATCCAGCACCAAGTCAACCGCCAGCTACCAACCAACATTTACATCCACGGCGGCAAGACTAACGAGCAGCTTAATGATTTTGTCCGTAAGAACTGGGATGACACAAAAACCTCAAGCGCGAGAGACTACGAGGCTTACGATCAATCACAGACAGCTGAGTTCGTTCAATTCCAGCTGCTGCTCCTAAAATTTTTCAACATACCCCACCACCTGATTGATTACATCCGCGACCTTAAGAGCAACCTTTTCTCCTGGTGCGGCCCGTTAGCCTTCATGATCTTCACCGGGTTCACGGACACGTTCCAAAGCAATACCTTTGACAATATCGCCTACACAGCCCTCATATACGAAATACCACCCGACACCATCGAGCTCTACAGCGGCGACGATTCTGACATTAATGATCAAATCAGAGTCAACGTGTCATCTGGCTTCCTTAAACAATTCACTCTCGTCGCGAAACTGGAACTGAAGCAAATTACGATCTTCTGCGGATGGATCATCACATCTGTTGGTATTTTGAAAGATCCCGTCCTCCTCCTCTGCCGATTAAAACATGCCGCCGAGAAGAAAAACATCACTCTTTTCCTGAACAACTATGCCCGCGAGCACTTTTTCCTCTACACCAACTACGAACTCACCTTCCACTTACTTACCGAGGAACAACAAGCCGCGCACTATGTCCTCACACGCTTCTTCACCCGCGCCTTTGACCTGACCTACCTCCAAGCAGCAAAAATCAGAGCCAAGTCCCTTTTAAAATTTAAAACCAACAAAAGATCGCTCTTCTCCTTCAAAGAACAGCTCCAATCATGGAAAACCGCTGCTGCT